TTAGTTGAGTCTACAGATAACGAACTTGACGACAGAGCACTACAAATTGTTAAAAAAGGACTAGACATCGAATGAGCGAAACAAGAGTAATACCTAAAAAAGCGAACGAAGAAAGTTTTAACGAGCTTCACTACCTTGTTACACAAGAATTTTTACGTTTGATAAAATGTGGAGAAGCAAAAACTCAAGACTTAAAGGCAGCGTGTGATTGGCTTAAAACCAATGATATAACAGGTGTTGCTCTTGAGGGCAGTCCACTAGACCGATTAGCATCAGTCATACCAAAAGTAGATCCATCTTTAGTAAAATCTAGATTATATGGCAAGAACAGGACCTAAACTCAGTAAGAATCCCGGTAGGACTGCAAGATTCTACAGAAGAAATAAACGATCACGACTTAAACGTAGACGTGCTCAGGCTATTATTAACAATACGCCTGCTAAAAGAGCATATCGACGTGAGTTAATGAAGATACGTAGAAAGCGTAAACCCGGTAAACAAACTGATATGTCACATAAAGGTGGCAAGATTGTTGCCGAATCACGTAAAGCAAACCGAGGAAGAGGCGGAGCAAAAAGACGTTAATGACACCATTACTACCAAACCCTGATTACTATTTACACAATTTAATAACCATGACAAGTTCAGAATCTAAACGGCTCTGGAGAAGAGCTATCAAAGAGCACTTTAATTGTCAATGTGTTTATTGCGGAGAATTTCATGAATTACACAAACTTACAATCGACCATGTACGACCAAAATGCAAAGGTGGTACAGATACAACGACGAATGTTGTACCCTCGTGTCGACGATGCAATCAGGATAAAGGTAGTAGAGAATGGAGAGACTGGATGAGGTCGACATTCGGTATTACAGATAGAGAACAAACTATTCTATCACATATACAATGAAACAATTATTTGCAACCTTCAGCGAAGATGATGAAGAGCAAAAACAATTAAATATAGAAGCAGCTAAACGATCAGTTAATAAGACTGAAGCTGAGAAGAAACTATTAATAGATGAAGGCTTCGATGACTTTGTACGAGGTGGTCAAACAGCATCACCTGTAGGAGATATTTTAGGAGTAGCTGGAGGAATAGGCATAGGCTATGCAGCTATAAAACATCCTCTAAAAACACTTAGTATAATTGGTGCTCCTAACCCAAACAGTCCTACTTTTATGGATGAGTTATCTATGGAAATGGTAACACAGAAAGGGCTACCGGGTAATCCTATAAAAGGTGCAAAAAGAATAGCTAATTTTGTTAGCGAGATATTTCCCGATCAAGTACAAAGTAGCGGACGTTTTTTTAATCAATTATTTGAAAAACCTAATATTGTTAAGCAAGCTGAAGAAATATTCTCGGGTAGACTTTTTGGTGTAACAGGTGGTGATTTTCCTACATCAAGTGGTTTTGTACCTCCTACACCTAAACAGATTTATGATACTAAGCAGAAGTTAATGACTAACCAATTAGCTGATGCGTCTGGTAGACTAAACATTTGGAACTACTTTAAGAATAAAAAAGGAAGATCAAACTGGGGTAGGTTAATGGCTAAAGAAGTTCAGACGTTACCTCATACTAGAGAAAGTTGGACACGTATTAAAACCGAACTTCAAAATGATTTTCTTAGTATTTATCCTGAGAAGTTTTTAAGAACAATTAAGTATAAAAATGCCAAAGGACGAATGATTCCTCTTAGTAAGGACAGTATAGAAGTTGAACACATCTTTACTTTGCAGCAATCTATGCCTATATTTGCTAATGTAGAGTGGGGTGGTGACGTATGGCAAAACATTTCAAAACGGATTTTATCTAGACAGTTTGCGTTAGGTGATACTCGTCAAAACTTGATAGCTGTACCAGAACATATACATCGTATTAAGAGTCAGTATTTTAATAAGATGGCTGGTATAGATGGAAGAAAGTTTTTTACTGATGATGTTATTAAGCAAATGATGGCAGATACTAACTTTCGTAATGCTAAAATTGACGAATGGTTAGACGAAGTTGAAAAAGGTAAGAAGATTATTGATGACGGATTAGCTATTTGGGAAACTCTTTATAAAGGTAAAGAAATACCACTAATGCCAGAAGAGTTAGTTGAAAAACTAGCTAATATTGACTTAGATACTGCTGATATTAAAAAAGTAATTCCACAGATATTTGAAGAGTTTGAAGCAGAAGGATTTACCACTGATGCGTGGAATGTTAAAGAACTTAAGGCTTTACAGCTCAAAAAAGATGCAGCAGATGTAGAAGCTACAGGTAAAATTATTGATAAGTACATTAAATCTAATCCTAAGAAATATAATAAACCATATCCGTTTGGTATGAGAGATCAGGACTTAAGAGATGCAGCTGAAAACGCTTGGGTATGGATGAGAAAGAATAAATTAAAATTTGAAGGACCAATACAACAAACTTTATTTGATGCTGAAGATAAAGAAAAATGGATTAAATTTACTATGAAGTCTATTTTAAATCAATCAAAGCGTAACTTTAAATGACCGATAATGAAATAATAAATAGTTTAAAAGGTGACTTTAAGCTTTTCCTACAGGCATTGTGGGAAGAGCTAGGTCTACCTAGTCCAACCCGGGCACAGTATGCTATAGCCGACTATCTACAGAACGGACCTAAACGTTTACAGATCCAAGCCTTCCGAGGAGTCGGAAAAAGCTGGATTACTGGTGCATTTGTGTTGTGGACACTATTTAATGACAGCGAAAGAAAGATTATGATTATATCTGCTTCCAAGGAAAGAGCAGATAACATGTCTATTTTCTTACAAAAACTAATTATAGAGACACCATGGCTAAGTTACTTAAGACCAAAGAGCGACGACAGCAGATGGTCAAGAATTTCCTTCGACGTAAACTGTTCACCTCATCAGGCTCCATCCGTGAAGAGTGTTGGTATTACTGGTCAGTTAACGGGAAGTCGTGCAGACTTGATGATTCTGGACGACGTGGAAGTACCGGGAAACAGTATGACGGAGTTGATGCGTGAAAAGCTACTTCAACTCTGCACCGAAGCCGAAGCAATCCTTACGCCGAAAGACGATAGCCGTATTATGTATCTCGGGACTCCTCAGACTACTTTTACTATTTATCGTAAGTTGGCAGAGCGGAGCTATAGACCATTTGTTTGGCCGTCACGCTACCCAAGACGTAACAAACTCGCACAGTACGAAGGACTACTAGCACCTCAAGTACAAGAAGATCTGGATATGGGTGCAAGTGAGTGGGAAGTTACAGATCCAGACAGATTTAGCGAAGAAGACCTACTAGAAAGAGAAGCAGCTATGGGTCGGAGCAACTACATGCTTCAATTTCAACTAGACACAAGCTTATCAGATGC